CTATACAATTTTGCTTTCAATTCTCCAAGTTATATTTACAGATTCTTCATCAATAGTTATGCGTTCGATTAGCGTTGATATGAGCAATCTTCGCTCGTCAATGCCTGATGTATCATCTAAGGCTTCAAATCTGTTGAGTGCAGCTTGAAATGCTTCATAGTTATCTGTTCTACTATTTTCGCTTAAAAGTTCATTTAATTTATCTTTCTTATCTGTTAATGCAGTTATTTTGCTTTTGATAGTATCTATAGGTATATCTGATATTTGGTAAAGGTCTAACAAGCGATTTATTTGTGCATTAATCTTCGAAATTTCAGTTTTAATACTTTTGGTATCATTTGCTTTTTCTTCTTTTTTGAATAACTTCTTATATGCGTCATCAATGGCTATTTTATGTATTTCAGATGTGACCAGTGCATCAAGCTCATCTATTTTCCAGTTTTTATTTTTACAGCTTGGGTCTTTAACGAATTTTGCTGTTGATTTAGAGCGTGAGTAGCATTTGTAATAGCCATGGCAAGCACTATATCTTGCACCGCAATTTTTGCAGTATATAAGGCTTGAAAGCAAGAATCCTGCACGAAACGGAGTTTTTTGTGCAGGGAATTTTATACGGTCATCAGATTTTAAAAGCTCATTTGCTCTGCGAAAGTCATCTTCTGAAATTATTGGCTGATGTTCGCCGTCATACTCTACACCCTTAAATTTAACCTTGCCTATATAAATGCTGTTGCGTATGCAATTAGTGATTTGTAAAGCGTTTTTCCAAAGATTATCATTATATTTCTTGGTCATAATTTTGCTTATAGCATTAACGCTTTTTCCTGATAGAAATAGTGAAAAGATTTCCTTTACCTGTTCGGCTTCAACAGTATTAACTTCCAGATGACCATTTATGTAATTATATCCCTTTGGAGCATTGCCGCCGCCGTGAAAAAGTCCTGATTTACTTCTGCCGATACGCCCCATTGTGAAGCGTTCGGTTATTTGGTCCTTTTCAAGCTGTGCAAATACCGAAAGTATGCCTATCATTGCACGACCAAACGGGGTAGAAGTATCGAAGTTTTCTGATACGGAAACGAAGTCAATGTTATTTGCAAGAAAATAATCTTCTATAAGCATTAGTGTATCTTTTTGACTTCTGCTAAGTCTATCGAGCTTATAAACTATTATTGTATCAAACAGTTTATGCTCAATATCTGCAAGCATTGCGTTGAGAGCAGGGCGATTCATATTGCCCCCACTATATCCTCCGTCGGTATATATTTTATATATCGCATAATCCTTTGCTTTGCAGTATGCTTCAAGGCGTTCTGTTTGCTCATCAATGCTATAATTTTCAATCTGATTTTCTGTTGAAACTCTAACATAGCAAGCTACTTTTTTCATTGCTCAGTACTCCTTTTTGTTGTTTTTAATATAAAGATATGGTAAAATATTGTTGAAAGGCGGTGAAAATATGAAACCTAAAAGTATAAATTCTCTTATGTCTTATTTGCGTGATAGTAAAGGTATTCAAATTAATGGAAGCATACAAAAAAGAAAACTTAGATACATGGGATATTATCATGGTTACAAAGGATATAGATATTTTAATTCCCCAAGCAATAAGCTTCCATATTCAGACTTTAATGAATTGCAGGCTGTGTATGATTTCGATATGGCTATTAAATCAATACTGTATCCTCAAATAATGTTTATTGAAACCACACTGAAAAACTATGTACTCGAATCTATTCTAAATGAAGCAAAAAGTGAACGTTTTGCAGATGTATATTCAAAGTTACTAAATGATTATAAATCTTATCCCATTGGAGATGATAAATATAAAAAGGCCATAAGGAATCGAATGAATGTTAGAAATAAAATTTATAGCAACATTTCAAGAGATTATGGGCGTAATAACATTATTAATCATTATTATGATAAGGATTGTCCAGTTCCAATTTGGGCTATTTTTGAATCGTTAAGTTTAGGTGAATTTGGAAATTTTATATCATGCTTAAATCTTCCAATGCGAAAAAAAATTTCTAAAGCCATTGGAATAAAATCAAGTGTAGATTCTGATGGTAGAATCTTAGAAAAAATAGTATATACAATAAAGGATTTAAGAAATGCGGTTGCTCATAATAATACAGTATTTGATACAAGATTTAGAAAAAGTACTATACATAAACGCATTTTATCTTATGTGGCCACTGAAACTCATATAGAAAATATTGATTTTAACACGATAATTGATTATGTGATACTTATCGTGCTTATTCTAAAACTTCTAAAATGTAATAAAACCGATATATTATCATTTATAAAACAATTTGAGACAGCTTGTGATAACCTAAAAAAATTAATACCGGTAAATATATATTTTAAAATTGTTAGCACAGATACAAGAAATAAATTATCCAATTTACGAAATTTTGTGTAAGGACTTGCATTTTTTATTATGTTTGTGTATAATATAATATAGAAGTGCGGCGGATGTCTGCGGACTATGCCTAGGGGAAGTTGGATGCGTCTGGCTTCCCTTTTATTTTAATTAACGCTCCTACCATTTTTATTGGTGGGAGCGGTTTTTTTATTTGTTTTTGTAAAACTTAAATGACATTTTCGCCCACTAATTATAGTAAGTAATTAAATAGCAAAAACCAAAGAATTATTCTTAAGAAACTGTTTTTTAATTATAGGTTTAAACTTATCAATCAATGCTTTATCGTCTGCATTGTTGCCATAAAATGATCTGTTTTTATTTAGTGTATTAACACGCTTTAGGGCGGATTCATAAGAAACATTAAAATTATCATATATTTCGTTAGAATTTAATCTACCTTTATAATTCACTATATATCTTAGCACCGATTCAGGGGTTACAACTTGTGCAGCGAAAAAGTTAGCCTCTATTTCCTCAATATCGCCATCAGAAGTATGATTAAGATATATATGACCAACTTCATGAATAATACCCCAATGTTTTCTTTCTTCACAACAGCCAGAATTGTCATAAAGAATTATATTATACCCATATTTTTTTAATACACAGCAACCACTTATTTCTTTGCAAGTAAAATCGGCAACTGGGCGACGTACAATATTTGCATAATGCTGTACTGAATCAATAATTATTTTTTTGCCAGTAAACTTAAATTTTCTGACATCTATATAAAGACTGTCAAAGGATTGTTCAAGCAATAAATTTGTTGCCTCGTTGTAAGCTTTAGAAAAATCAGGTTTCATTTAATCCTCCTTTTTTATACCTAATGCATCTAAATAGGTATCTATTGTATCCTCAAAATTCTCAATAAGTCTTTTACGAGTATCATCTGGTATTTTTTCTAAATGTCTTGCTAATAGTAAAAGTTTTTTTTCGTTATCATTATATTGGGTAGTTTCTTTATTTAGATTTTCATTATATAATTCGCTTCTTGGTTCAAAACTACCCATAATATCAGTTTTTAAAGCCAACCAATTTGGATCTACATCAAGTTGTTTTGCCATTGCATGAAGAACAGGAATTTTTATGCTTGAAATTTTGCCGTTTTCATATCTTTGGATAGTAGACTTATTCAACCAAAGTAAATCTCCTAATTCTTCTTGCGTCATATTTAGTTCTATCCGTCTTTGTTTTATACGCTTGCCTATTTCAAGTTTTTTATCCATAATTTATACCTCCTTCTTCTTTAATATGATTATACTATAAGCAATTGCACAATGCAATATAAAAAATGAAATAAAATAAAAAAAGTTGCGAAATGCTATTGACATTTGCACGGAGCTATGTTAATATGTACATACGATAAGTTGCATAACGCAACAGAAAGGAGAAGAAAAATGGTAAATGCTAACAAAATAAAAGGTAAAATGAAAGAACTTGAAATCACTCAAGCTGATGTTGCGAAACGCTTGAATATAGCACAATCTACAGCAAATCAAAAGATAAATAATGTTAGACCTTTTGATTTGGATGAAGCGGAGATTCTTGCAAAAATGCTTCATATTGATTCTGGGGAATTTGGAATATATTTTTTTGCTTAATAAGTTGCGTTACGCAACTAAGAAAGGGTGATAACAAATGAAAGAAATTATCAAAATTAACTATGACAGCGAACAGCCGACAGTACTCGGCAGAGATTTGCACAAGGCTTTAGAAGTGCAGACACCATACGATAAATGGTTTCCAAGAATGTGTGAATATGGTTTTGAAATCAATAAGGACTATTCGACATTTTTGTCGGATAGGATTGACGGCAAGGCAGGTAAGCCAAGAACAGACCACCAACTCACAATCCCTATGGCAAAAGAAATATGTATGCTTCAACGCTCTGAAAAAGGTAAGATGTTCCGACAGTATTTTATAAACATTGAGGAACAGTGGAACACACCCGAGGCGGTTATGGCAAGAGCCTTGAAGTATGCTAATGAAAATCTCAAAAAGCTACAAATTAAGGTTTCGGAGCTTTCAGTTGACAATCAGATTATGAAACCAAAGGCAGATTATTTTGACGAGCTTGTCGAAAGAAATCTTCTTACAGGTATCAGAGAAACAGCCAAACAGCTTGAAATCAAGCAAAATAAATTTGTCAGTTTTTTGCTTGAGCATAAATATGTATATCGTGATAAAAAAGGCAAGTTAATGCCTTATGCAAAGCACATTGACGGCGGTTTGTTTGAACTCAAAGAGTGCTTTAATGACAAAACTCAATGGAGTGGCACACAGCCTCTTATTACTCCGAAGGGTAGAGAAACATTCAGACTGCTTTTCATAAATAATGCACAATGATAAAGGAGGCGGAAACTATGTATTACATAAAGAAAAAATTTGAGGACGGTTCAACAATAAATGTAGAACTTGAGGATTCAACAGTCTATTCAAAATGCTTGTTTTGTGGTAAAGAGGTTGAAAGAGATTTAGCCGATTTGATTGACAACGGTTTTGATTTTGAGGGCTCTAATGGAGTTTGTGAGGATTGTTCTAAGATTTTTCATACTTTTAAGCATAGTGAGGAGGTAACCCAAAATGAACAAGTATCTTGAAGCAATAGAAACCTACAAGGTTCAGTTTAATAAGAAAAAATTGAAAATTGCCTTTAAAAGTATGATGTATATTGTACTGTTGGATTTACGAGACGGCAATATAACCTTTGAAGAGTTTTATGCTATATGCAAAATTTTAAACGAAACGATTTGTCAAAAGAATGAGAGGAATGAAAACCACTGATGATAAATCCGATACTCAACCTTATCTCTAACATAGGCTATGTTGTGGCGCTGTGGGTAAATTGGTTTTGGCTCAGAAGCCTTGAATCAAGAATAAAACAACTTGAAGACGAGAACTCAAAAATTAAGGGACTTTTAAGTAAAATGTACAACCTAATGCGACATAAAATATAAATGGAGGTGTTTTATATGTCAGAAAGAATAACTATATACGGTAACAAGGTTAATCTTACGAACACAATGGCTGATGGTGTTGTGCTTGAGGATATGGAAGGGTTTAAGCTTCCTTACTGCGAAAAGACGAAAGGCTTTTATACAACACTTGCCCACATAGCTATGGCAGCTGCAAAACGACAGGTTGAGCAACAGGCAATGTCTGATAAGTCAAATGATGAAAATATTATAGAGGAGAAAACAGATGGAAAAATATCTCAAGGAGCTTATTGATAAAAAAGGTTTGAACGAAGCGTATAAAGAGTTTATCCATATGATTGAAAGTATTATGAACACTTGTAGTTGCTATAAGTCCGACACAGAAAAGCTTAATAATATAAAAAGCCTCCTCGGAATAATCGAGGAGGCAGAAATCGGAGGAATGTAAAATGTTTATGAGTTTTGCTGATATATTAGCAGAACAGAAAAAGCCACTTGATTACAAAGTTCAAAAGGCTGTTGAGGCTATTGGAGAGGGCTTTAAGGTCTGCAAACACAAGGCAGGAATAGCGTTCAGTGGTGGCAAAGACAGCACGGTTTTGTGGCACTTAATTCGCACCTGTTTCCCAGATAAGAAAATAGAAATAATTTACGGTAACACTGGAGTTGAGTTTCCTGAATCATTAAAATTTGCTCGAAGCCTTGGCAAGGAGTGGGGCGGAGAACATTTTCACGAAACAAGACCTGAAAGGCTTGAAGAGGACGGTTTAAAGTATGAGGCTCAAAGAGAGGTGCTTGAGTGGCTTAGAAGCGAAGGGCGACTGTCAGAGGTTCTAAAAGATGACGGAAAGCTAAAGAGTACAAAAACGCTCGAGAAAAAAGCAACTCCTGAAATGTGGGAAGATTTTCGTAGGCGTGGTCTTGTCTGGAGAAAAGGACTTCCTAAATCATATTGGTGGTGTGTAGACCAATATGGCTTTCCGATACTTGGCAAGGCTGCTTCTAAGCTTGACGCACGCAGAATCAATGTTGACTGCTTTCTTGAATTTTCCGAGAGTGCCTCGAATAAAGAAGAACTTCTTAAGTATTATGATGTGCTGAGGGAGTGCAAATTTTCACAACATTGTTGTAAGCAGCTAAAAAAGCAACCATCTGAACGATTGCAGGCGGAGCTTGATATTGATGTAATTTTCAAAGGATTGATGGCAGCCGAAAGCAAGACAAGATTGACAAACTTTTCTACACGAGGGTATTTGTTTAAATCCCACAGACCTCATTTAGGTGACGATCCTTTTTATCACTGTAATCCGATTTCAATATGGACGGACGATGATATATGGGAATACATACACAAATACAATGTACCGTATTCAAAGTTATACGATATTGAATATGAAAATTCAAGACACGAAATATGCAAGATAAAGCGAAACGGCTGTATAGGCTGTGCGACTGATATTTTGTATAAAGATAATCATTTGTCAGTGCTTCGTAGAACCCACCCGAATTTGTACTCTGCTCTTATGAAGAATGGAATGGCTGAAGAGATACGGAAGTTATATGAAACTCGGACAAACGGTATACCGTCAATTATAGATGTCTATAAGGATACAGAAATGTTGCTTGATGTAAGACCTTGTGCGTTCGATGATATAGGAGAAAAACTTGACAAAAACGGCATTGATGATGAATACGACCCCGAAGATTAATTAACAGGAAGGACAAAAAATGTTTATAACCAGTCAGAAGAAAAAGGAAGCCAAAGCCACATATAGGGCAGAACAGCTTATAAATGAGCTTTGTAAGCTCTGCGGTAACAGTCGTGATAATTATGCCATTGTTATGGGTATACTTAAAGCAAGATTTACTGAACTCAGTGAGGAGGGAAAATTAAAATGAATAAATATGAATTGTTACAAGATGACAAAATCGAGGTGGGCGGTCGCATACTTTACAGAATAAAGGCTTTAAAGGACTTTAGTGATGTGAAAGCTGGAGACTTGGGCGGATATATTGAAAAAGAAGAAAATCTCTCCCAGGAAGATACTTGTTGGGTATATGACAACGCTCGTGTCTTTGATGACGCTCGTGTCTTTGACAACGCTCGTGTCTATGACAACGCTCGTGTCTGTGGCGACGCTTGTGTCTGTGGGAACGCTCGTGTCTTTGGGAACGCTCGTGTCTGTGGCGACGCTTGTGTCTGTGGCGACGCCTATGTCTATGACAACGCTCGTGTCTATGGCAACGCTTGTGTCTGTGACAACGCTCGTGTCTATGACAACGCTAAAATAAATAAAATTAGCGATGTTTTATGTATATCACCTATTGGAAGTAGAAACGATACTACAACATTTTTCAAAACTAAGGACGGCAATATCCGTGTAAAGTGTGGGTGCTTTAGTGGTACAATCGATAGATTTTTAGAAGCTGTCAGTGAAACACACAAAGATAATAAACACGCTAAAGCGTACAGATTAGCGTGCGAACTTGCAAAGGTACAAATTGAATTGGAGGACTAATCAATGAATAAGTTACAAAAGAAAAATCGCCTCCAGAGCGGCAACTCTGGGGACGACAAAAGAAAAACATATACTATTAAAAGTGTAACGCATAATTCAGAGAAAGTCAAGTGCGTGGTTGCAACTAAAGAGCTGAATGCTTATCAGAAGTCGGTTATCAGAAGAATTTACTATGCAAGCCACGAAAGGCACAGCCTTATTTCTAATCTCAAGAATCTTTCGTTCTGTACATATAGCGTTGCTTTGAAGTATTTGAGAGAGATTAGATTTATTGATAACGAAGACTATTACAGTCTGATTACGGAGGTATAAAGATGAATATTGAATCAGTAAAAATTGATACGCTTGAAATCGAAAATGTTAAGCGTATTAAAGCTGTAAAAATAGAGCCAACAGAAAACGGATTGACAGTAATAGGTGGAAAGAATAACCAAGGTAAGACATCTATTTTGGATGCAATAGCCTGGGGACTTGGTGGGGATAAACTTAAACCATCAGAACCCCAGCGTAATGGTTCGGTAGTACCACCTCATCTTAAGTTTACGCTTTCAAATGGATTGATTGTCGAAAGAAGCGGAAAAAATAGCACTTTGAAAGTAATAGACCCGAATGGAAACAAAAGCGGTCAACAATTACTTAATAGTTTTGTTGAACAATTTGCATTGAATCTTCCAAAGTTTCTCGATGCCACTGCGAAAGAAAAAGCTAATATCTTACTAAAAATAATAGGTGTAGGAGATAGGCTTTATCAACTGGAGAGTGAAGAAACTGCGCTGTATAACAAGCGTCATGCTATTGGGCAAATTGCTGACCAAAAAATGAAGTTCGCTAAAGAAATGAAATTTTTTGAAGGTGTGCCAACAGAGCCTATTTCCGCAAGTGAATTGATTATGCAAGAACAAGAAATACTTGCGAAGAATGCAGAAAATCAGCGTCTTAGAGAAAATACTAAAAAGCTTGAAGAACAGGCTAATGAAATTAGCGAACGCATACAGGCAGATAATAAGTTGCTTACGAAAGTACTTGCACAGCTTGAAACTGCTCGCAAGTCGACGGCTTTTTTGCATGATGAGAGTACAGCTGAACTTGAGGCTAACATTGCAAATGTTGAAGAAATCAATCGCAAAGTAAGAGCAAATCTTGAAAGACAAAAAGCAGAACTTGATGCAGAAGAATATCAAATGCAGTATGAATCCTATACAAAAGATATAGAGGCTATAAGACAGGAAAGAATGGCTATGCTAAATAATGCAGATTTGCCACTTCCTGGTTTGTCAGTTGAAAACGGAGAACTTACATATAAAGGCTTCAAATGGGACAACCTTAGTGGTTCTGAACAACTGAAAGTAGCTACTGCGGTAGTCAGAAAGTTAAATCCGAAGTGTGGCTTTGTATTGCTTGATAAACTTGAACAAATGGATTTAGATATGCTGAATGAATTTAGCATTTGGCTTAAGCAAGAAGGATTACAAGCGATAGCAACAAGGGTTTCTACAGGCGATGAATGCTCTATCATAATTGAAGATGGATATATTAAAAACGATTCTGAAACATTACAAGAAGTAAAGGAATCTAAAAAAACTTGGAAGGCAGGAGAATTTTAATGGCAGTAAGAAAAATAGAGGATAAAGCTAACAGCAGTTGCATTATTAAGTGCAATCCACATAGAGAACTTGCAAGCGGATACACAAAAGTAAAGATTATGCCTGAAAATTACTCAAAAATAATCCTTATTGCAGGTATGACAGGCAAGACAATTCAAGAGGTTACTAATGAGCTTCTTGCATATGCAGTAAAAAACACAAAGATTGAACACGAGGACGGTTTCATAAATCTTTCAAAGTTTGAGGAGGAATAAAAATGCAAATAATTGATGGTGCTATTCAGTCAGCACAGAAGGTTGTAGTTTATGGTCCTGAAGGAATCGGAAAAAGCACCTTTGCTTCAATGTTCCCGAATCCTATTTTTATTGATACGGAAGGAAGTACAAAAAAGCTTTCAGTAAAGCGATTTGAACGCCCAACGTCTTGGGAGATGCTTATCAGTCAGGTTCAGTATGTTAAAAGCAATTATAAAATTCTTAATTGCAGTACTCTTGTTATTGATACTGCCGATTGGGCAGAACGGCTTTGCTCAACACATGTTTGTGCTAAAGCTAAGAAGAACGGAATTGAAGATTTTGGTTATGGTAAAGGTTATACATATCTTGCAGAAGAATTTGGAAAACTTCCGAATCTTTGTGAAGATTTAGTTGAGCTTGGCATAAATGTAGTAATTACTGCACATGCACAAATGCGTAAATTTGAGCAACCAGACGAAATGGGCAGCTATGACAGATGGGAACTTAAGCTTACTAAATATGTATCTCCTATCATTAAAGAGTGGGCAGATACTTTACTTTTTGCAAATTATCAAACTAATGTTGTCAAGGTTGATGATAAGAAGTATAAGGCACAAGGTGGTACAAAGCGTATTATGTATACAACTCATAACGCTTGCTATGATGCCAAGAATCGTGACAACTTGCCAGAAATGCTTCCGTTTGAATATGGGGCAATAAAAAGTACCATATACGATAGATTATCAGCAGAGCCGGCTGTTACTGAAGACAACGGTATTAAAGAGTATAATTTTAAAAATACTCCACCGGCTACTCAGAAGGCTACTGCAGATGAACTTATCAATGACCTTGATAAAATGGTTGATACAGCGCCGAGGAGAGAGCCTGAACCAACAAGACAAATAACCGATGAACTACCAGACTATATACCGAAATCGCTTGCAGACCTTATGAAAGCAAATGATGTAAGTGAAGCTGAGATACAAGAAGTAGTTGCACAGCGTGGATACTATCCGCAAGACACACCTATAGCGAAGTATGACAGTGATTTTATTGAGGGCTGTCTTGTAGGTGCGTGGAATAAGATGTATCCACTCATTGTATCAAATAGAGATTTACCAATATAATTTTAAAGGAGTAATGTATTATGTCAGATTTTGAAAGAGAATTAAACTGGGACGATGAAATTTCACAAGAAAGTGAATTTACACTTCTTGAAGATGGAGATTATGATTTTGAGGTTACTAAGTTTGAGAGAGGTCGCTCGAACGGTTCAGAAAAAATACCAGCAAGCAACATGGCAATTCTTACACTGAGAGTCAGCGATGGTTCAGCATATACAAGTATTATTGAAAGATTAATACTTCATACAAAAATGGAATGGAAGTTATCACAGTTTTTCTGCTCTATTGGTCAGAAAAAACATGGTGAACCGCTTAGAATGAACTGGAATAAGGTTTTGGGCGCAAAGGGTCGTTGTAAGGTCTATGTAGATACTTACACCACCGATAGAGGTGAAGAGCGTAAAACTAACAAGATTTCTAAGTTTTATGATTTTCAAGGAAGCCAGCCAGAACAAACAGCTAAGCCTAAATGGTCGGCAGGTGATTTCTAATGGAATTAAGACCATATCAGCAGGAAGCAAAAACAGCGGTATTTGAGCAATGGGAGCAAGGGTTCAAAAGAACCCTTGTGGTTCTTCCCACAGGTTGCGGAAAGACTATTGTTTTCGCAAAAATTACAGAGGAATGTGTAAGAAAGGGCGAAAGGGTTCTGATACTTGCACACAGAGGTGAGTTACTTGAACAAGCTTCGGACAAGCTGTTTAAAGCAACAGGACTTAAAAGCTCTGTTGAAAAAGCTGAAAATTCTTGTCTTGATTCTTGGTATAGAGTAACGGTTGGTTCTGTTCAAACATTGATGAGAGAAAAGCGTTTACAGCAATTTGATGAGAGTTATTTTGATACAATTATTATTGATGAGGCACACCATTGTATCTCAGACAGCTATCAGCGTATAATAAACTATTTTTCAGATGCACATATTTTAGGTGTTACAGCGACACCAGACCGAGGAGATATGAAAAATTTAGGCTCGGTTTTTGATTCACTTGCGTATGAATATACCTTGCCAAAGGCAATCAAAGAAGGCTATTTAAGTCCAATTAAAGCTGTTACGATACCTTTAAAATTAGATTTATCGGGCGTGGCTACACAAGCAGGGGATTTTAAAGCAAGCGATATAGATACAGCTTTAGACCCTTATTTATATCAAATAGCAAAAGAAATGAAAAATTACTGTAAGAATCGAAAGACAGTTGTGTTTTTACCACTTGTTAAGACTTCTAAGAAATTTAGAAATATACTTAATGAAAATGGATTTCGTGCAGCCGAGGTCAATGGTGAAAGTGAAGATAGAGCAGAAGTATTGGCAGACTTTGACAGAGGAAAATACAATGTACTTTGTAATTCAATGTTACTTACAGAGGGTTGGGATTGTCCTTCAGTAGATTGCGTTATTGTACTTAGACCTACAAAAGTAAGAGGTCTGTATTGTCAGATGGTTGGGCGTGGTACCCGATTGTGTGAAGGTAAAAAAGATTTATTGTTGCTTGATTTTTTGTGGCATACAGAACGGCATGAGCTTTGCAGACCAGCTCATCTTATTTGCGAAAGTGAAGAAGTAGCAAAGAAAATGACTGAAAATCTTGCAGACAAAGCTGGCTGCGAAATTGATATTGAAGAAGCCGAGCAACAAGCAAACGAAGATGTTGTTGCACAGCGTGAAGAGGCACTTGCCAAAACTCTTTCAGAAATGAAAAAACGCAAGAGGAAACTTGTTGACCCACTTCAATACGAAATGTCGATACAAGCAGAAGATTTAGCAAGCTATGTACCAGCTTTTGGCTGGGAAATGTCACCACCAACTGATAAGCAAAAAGCGAAGCTTGAAAAACTTGGAGTATTCCCTGATGAAATTGACAATGCAGGTAAGGCTCAAAAGCTTCTTGATAGACTTTCAAAGCGCAGAAATGAAGGCTTGACAACGCCTAAGCAAATACGCTTTCTTGAAGGTAAAGGTTTTCAACATGTTGGAACTTGGCAATTTGAAAAGGCTAAGAATCTTATCGACAGAATAGCCGCAAACGGCTGGCGTGTACCATCGGGAATAGATGTTAAAACTTATTCAGGAGTATAAAAAATGGAAGATATATTAAAAGCACTTGAATATATAAACCCTGCCACACTAAGCTATCAGGAATGGCTAAATGTTGGAATGGCTCTCAAGTATGAGGGTTGTTCCGCAGCCGTTTTTGATAATTGGTCAAGGTCGGACAGTCGCTGGCACAGCGGAGAGTGCCAACAAAAATGGAACAGCTTTAATGGCTCAGAAAGTCCTGTTACAGGAGCTACTATATTTCAGATGGCACGAGAAAATGGCTACAAGTCGCACGAAGGACACGAGCTTGACTGGGATAGTGAAATATCCTTTGAGGCTGACGGCGAGCCTGAAACAACCATAGAGGAGCGAGCCGACAAACAGCTTATCAGATACCTTGAAACTATTTTTGAATCTAATGAAAATGTTGGTTATGTTACAGAAACTTGGGAAAAAGACGGAAAATATTTACCTGCAAAAGGCAGCTATGATAGAACAGCAGGTCAGCTCATAGAGGCACTATCTAAATGTAATGGCGATATTGGTGCGGTATTTGGTGATTATAATACCAAGGCAGGAGCTTGGATAAGGTTTAATCCACTTGACGGTACAGGAGTAAAAAACGAGAATGTTACAGACTATCGTTATACACTTGTTGAAAGTGATAATATGGAATTATCTAAGCAGAGGCAGATAATAGAAAACCTAAGATTACCGGTAGCTTGTCTTGTCTATAGTGGAAAAAAATCTATACATGCGATTGTTCATGTTGATGCAGGTAACAAGGACGAATATCGTAAGAGAGTAGAATATATTTATAAACGCTGTCAAGAAGCAGGAATGACGATTGATATTGCGAACAAAAATCCATCAAGGCTTAGTCGTATGCCAGGTGTGAAGAGAGGAGATAAAACTCAAGCACTTCTTGCAACGAATATGGGATTTAAAGATTTTTTGTCCTGGGAAGAATACATAGAAAGTATCAATGACAATCTTCCTGATGAAGAAAGCCTTGCAAGCGTGTGGGATAAGTTGCCTGAATTGTCACCACCATTGATTGAAGGAGTTTTGCGTCAAGGTCATAAAATGCTTATTGCCGGTCCTTCTAAGGCAGGAAAATCATTTGCACAAATTGAACTTTGTATAGCTATTGCAGAAGGAGAGAGATGGCTCAACTTCAAATGTGCACAAGGAAGAGTATTATATGTCAATCTTGAACTTGACAGGGCATCGTGTCTACATAGATTTAAAGATGTTTATATGGCTCTTAAAATACCTCCTAATAACCTCAAAAACATAGACATCTGGAATCTTCGTGGAAGGTCTGTGCCTATGGATAAGCTTGCCCCTAAGCTGATACGCAGAGCTAAACAGAAAGGCTATATAGCTGTTATAATCGACCCGATTTATAAAGTTATAACCGGAGATGAAAACAGTGCAGACCAAATGGCAGCATTCTGTAATCAGTTTGACAAGATATGCACAGAGCTTGGAACAGCGGTTATATATTGCCATCATCACAGCAAAGGTTCTCAGGTAGGAAAGCGTTCTATGGATATGGCAAGTGGTTCTGGTGTTTTCGCTCGTGACCCTGACGCTCTTTTAAATATGTCAGAGCTTATGCTTAATGATAATGTTATCAAACAGCAGGAAAATAAAGCAGTATGTGAGATATGTATGAAATATCTTAGTCGCTTTGATAAGCTTGATATAGCTTCTCAAGATGATTTATGTAGTGAAGTTAAAATGCGTGAAGCATGCAAAAAAGCTTTATCGGATTTAACATTCAATAACATAATGCAAGAAGTTGAAATTGTGCGTCAACAAATCCAAAAGCGAACAGCATGGAGAGTAGAAGGAACGCTTCGAGAGTTTGCTAAATTTGAGCCTGTGAACTTATGGTTCGATTATCCTGTTCACATTGTAGATACTGTCGGAGTACTTAAAGATGTGAATTCTGAATCGGATATAAATTCTAAAAATTCTCCATATACAAGAAATTTCGGTAAGAAAAAAACTACCGAAGAAAAGAAAAAGGAACGCAATGAAGCCATAAAAGAAGCCTTTGATGCGTGTAATTTAGATGGTAAAGTTACAGTATCTGATATTGCAGAATATATGGGGACGACCGAAAAAACAGTCAGAAATAAGTTAAAATCACACGGTGGTTTTTGGGTTGACGGTGGAAATGTAGGATTAAAGGGAAAGGAAAATATCGAATAATTTTCCCTTCCGTCTTTTTGGAGGGAAAGGAAATTCTCGATAAATTTTCCCTTTCCCTCGGACGGAAAATATCGAATATATTCGAGAATTTCCGTGTGACGGAAAATATCGAATAATTATCGAGTTTTTCCGAGGGAAGGAAAATCTATTATTATAAATAATAGGAATAAACATTTCCCTCACGGTCACAGGGGTGAAGTAAGGCGGGCTTAAGCACTGCCCGCCCTACCTTCCTTCCCCTGACCTGTGACAAGAAAAAAATTTAAGTTAAGTAAAAAGGAAGTTGGTAAATAATGGCAAATAAAATCAAGCGAAATAAGTTGATTAGTGTTGCACGAAAAATGCCTCCTTTGTATCATAGCATTCCTGGTGAAAAGTTTGATATCAGAAAAAGCAGAACATTATGGTGGCTAATTAAACAACCTGAAATTTTAAATTATGTGTGGAACAATATCAAACAGTCTGGTTTCGTTAAGTATGACAGTGTTACTGGAAAATGGACAGGAATTGATTTTGAATCGGAGGAAAGCAATGATTGAATTTTTTATGCCAATGATACCTCCAACAGTAACAGCTCAAGAACATAAAGTCACGATAAGGAATGGTAAGCCTATGTTTTATGACTCACCAGAGCTTAAAGAGGCTAAATCGAAAATCTTATCAGGACTTTATCCACACAGACCTCAGAAGCCTTTTGAGGGCGGTTTACAGCTAATTGTAAAGTGGTTATTTCCGAAAGGCAATCACAAGAATGGAGAATATCGTATAACAAAGCCTGATACAGATAATCTTCAAAAGATGCTTAAAGACTGTATGACAAAATCAGTTTTTTGGAAAGATGACGCTTTGGTATGTTCGGAGGTTATCGAAAAGTTTTGGGCTGAACAGCCAGGAATTTATATCAGAATTGAAGAAATACAAAGGCATATAGATTAAGGAGAAATCAGAATGAACGACAACGATAATGTAAATCACCCTACGCATTATACTGGCAAGTTTGAGTGCATAGAGGTAATGCTTGAAACCCAAGGCAAAGAGGCAGTGCAGAACTTCTGTATTTGCAACGCTTTCAAGTATCTTTACAGGCATAAGAACAAGAACGGTGACGAGGATATTGAAAAAGCAATTTGGTACTTGAATAAGTATTTGGAGTTAAGGAGTGACTGGAATGACTGGAATGACGGCGAAAGAATATCTTATGCGTATAAGAAATCTTGATGGATTTATAAATGCAAAAATAAAAGAAAAGTCTGAACTTGAAAAGCAAATGACTTGCTTAAAGTCTGTACAGTTTGGTGAAAAAGTTAAAACTTCTTGTTCTGACAATGCACAAAAAACTATTGATAAAATAATCGATATGTGTAATGAAATTGATGAAGAAGTTGATAAGTTGGTTGATTTGAAAAGAGAAGTCAGAGAAAAAATAAATCGTTTATCCGATAATAGATTTAAAAGCGTACTTATTGATTATTATATAAATGGTATGACTCTTGATGAGATAGCAGAGGATATAAAATATAGCAGAATACATACTATTCGCATATATGGAAATGCACTTGATAATTTTGAAAAGATGATACTAAATGATATTGAATGATACTCTTAGTAGTAGTAAAATGATATTGTGAGATGAGGGCGGAAGAGAGTGCAATGGGTTACTCAAGTTGCGACCAGTAACTCGGACGCAGATGCTGCACTCCACCGCCAACAACTTGCGTACTTCTTTCTGTATACGATACGCACCGCATTTAGCGGTGCGATGTGCTGACATAGCTCAAGTCAGGTCGGTAAGAGCTAAGATTATTTCTTGATGCAGGTTCGAATCCTGCTGTCAGCCCCAAGTGAGAGTTGCATTTTTGTACCTCCTGATATTTTGCATAAGAGCCGTCCAATAGGGCGGCTTTTGTGTTGTAAGAAAAGAGATGATTCTATGCTTAAATCTTGTCAATACTGTGGCAGAATACATAAGCAAGGAGAAGAATGCAAACTAAAGCCAAAACCAAAGAGAAAATACTATAAGAAAAAACTTACAGAAGAGAATAAAGAAATAGAGAAATTCAGGTGGTCTAAGCAATGGCAACATAAGCGTGAATATATAAAAAAGCGTGATAATTATATGTGTGTTGCGTGCTTATTGGGGCTTAGGGATACTGCTAAGAGATTAAATACTGTAGGGTTGTCTGTACATCATATCGTACCGATTGCTGTTGATTTTGATAAGCGACTTGATAATGATAATTTAATCACCTTATGCTCACTGCATCATCGTATGGCTGATAATGGCGAGATAGAGGCGGATATTCTTACTAAAGCAATTACTTAG